TGAAGTAGGTTTAAGTGCGCAAGAAATAAATGCTTATTATCCAGAATTAGTTGATTTGGCACCATTTGATTCTAAATTTGACAAAAAGCTCAATAAAAAGGTTTCTAAATCAGGTGATAATTATTTAACAATTAATTATGAAAGGTTAGTACCAATATTATTACAAGGTATCAAAGAGCTAAATGCAAATAATAAATCCTTGGAAAATAAATATAATATTCTCAAAGAAGAAATTAATGAAATTAAAAAATTGTTAAGTAAATAAATCTTATTTATTACTAAAATAATATAATGATTTTGTAGATAATGGTACTACAATCATCTGGAGCAATTTCACTTTCAAATATTCAAAATGAATTTGGAGGAACGAATCCTATTTCATTATCAGAGTATTATGGTGCCGCATCAGGTATTCCTTCTTCGGGGCAAATTAATTTTAGCGATTTTCATGGCAAATCAGCATCTGTTCAACAAAATACATATAATGATTTGAAAGATTTAAGGTCGACATTTGTAAGTAATAATTACAATTATTATACAAGTGTTAATACAATTAAATTATTAATTGAAGGAAAGGGCTATGATTTGATTGCAACTCCAAAATACGGCAATCTGGCAGAAGGATTAGCAGGAACTACTAATATTACATCATTGGGTAAATTTGATACAACCAAATTTACAAGTTCAACAAGTTCTTCTAATTATTTACAAAATTCTACAGGATTCAGTAACAATTTACTAAATGATAGACCATTCATGATAATTGCATTATTTGATAGCAATGGTTTAAAAGGATTTATATGTATGATATTTAGAAGTAGAACTTCTGCATTGGTGAGAGATTATTTCTATCCTGCTAAAGGTCGCAATAATGGTCATGATATTTACGCTTTTATTTTAAATGCAAATGGTACCGAATTAGTCAATACAGGTAGTAGTACAAGATGGAATTTTACAAATAGACAATTGGCAGGGACAGCAGGTTATTATTCAACAACAAGATTTAGCTATGATGATGGTGTTTGGGGTGTGAAATTTGACAGTCTTGTAGACGGTAATAGTCCTGGACCAAGATTTTCTGGTTCCAATTCATACGGTTTTGAAAATCACAATGCGAGAGATACTTCATGGCAGTATTATTATTGGGGAAATAAAATAACTTCCACGACACACTGTGGATATGTATTTGTAAGACGCCAAGCATATTAAGTCCATCAAAATACAGATTATTTACAATGTAAAGATTTTTTGCGATTCACTTAATAATTACGATAATATATAAAGAATATTATAATATAATATTATAATAAATATAATAGTAGCTTTATGAACAGTAAGCTAATATTACTTATTAATTTTATAGCTTGTTTTAGTACTGTTGCATCTTATACCACAAGCATATCAAATATGCCACTATACAGATATTGGAATTGTATCGGTTTTAAGCATAAAATAGATTGTAGCAAACCTTATAAGTTTAACGTGGGTGATATACCCCTTGTTGCATGGAAAAGTACAAACGATACTTATCTTAGCACGCTAAATATTTGCAGACATTTTGGGTCTACTTTAGATGAAGGAACTATTGATAAGGGTTGTTTGAAATGTCCATACCATGGATATTTACATACTGATAATGATAAATGTGGAGTTGTAATTGAACATGATGGAAAATTATGGTGGTCGTATAAACCTGTTGAAAACCGTCCACAAACAATTCCTTATGTGGGGAAAGATTTTGTAACTGATTATATTGATTTTGAAATGAATGAAAATCTGCCATTCTGCATGTATAATTCTATGGATATCAATCACGCTGAGCACATTCATAGTGGAGTTTTTGGATTTGGTTCCAATATTCCAATAAAAAATTATAAGCATATTAAAAGAGGTGATAATGTTATTGGTACAAGTTTTGATCACTTTTCAAAAGATAATATTAAACTTATTAATAAAAATATTTCAATGGGCGGTATAGATACATTTACAAGTAATTATCATGAATATATATATCCTTCAACTACATGGTCTGTCGTAAATCATGGTTATAAAAAAAAGCTAATAATTGGTGTGTCAATGACACCTATTGAAAGATATAAAACGAAATGGTTTGTCACTGTAAGAAGTAATTATATGAAAGATAGTATAAATAAAAACATTTTATCATTGGCCGCCCGCATGATTTTAAGTCAGGATAAAAAGCAATTTGATCGTCAATCTAAAAATACATTATTGCGCGATAACTTTATTTTAACTAATATGCTAAATTACGAAGACCATATTGAAGATATGAAGGATATTTTTACAAATTATCAATATCCAAAATTAAAAGATTTTATTGATGATTATATTTCCAATCCTGAATAATTTATTTTTTACATCTTTTATTACACCTTTATAATTTTTTACATCTTTTATTACACCTTTATAATTTTTTTCATTATTAACATTATTATTAATTATATCGCACCTATGATATATATTACCATTTTTACAGTAATAATTATAATCACTAAAGTCTTTATGAATATTTTTTTCATATAACATTTGATGCAATTCTACCATTTATATTATTATGCTGCTAATAAAAAACTATATAAATATTTTAATTATCATTTTTTATTAAGCAAAATTTATTATTTTTTTAATACAAAAATGCAAATACCATTATGCCAATCATTTTTATTATTGTTACCTGGTGTGAAAATTTCTTTTCGATATAAAATTTCAGCTTTATTGTCTTTTATTGATGAAATTGTTCCTGTTCTAACGGGAGAGTCATTCCAATCATCTACTAAATAAATAAACTCATCATCTAAACAAGGCAAATAATGATTTAATGCTTGAAAATGACTTATTTCAGTATGATTACCATCATACATATAAATATTAAACTTTCCCAATTTGGAAACATCTATATCCCAACAATTTTGTTCAATAAAAGTAGCATTATTTTCACCTTTAAAGTTGTTAAAATTTTGTAAAAATATATTTTTAGGACCACCAAATTCACTCCAATTATCTATGGCAACACAAGTCATTTTGTTATTACACATTGCAGAACATATTGAAGAACCTTTCCAAGTTCCAATTTCTAAATACCTTGCTTCTTTCATTGAACAAATATTATTATAAAAATGTCTTGTTTTTTTACCAGACATTCCATCTATATTTAAAATTTCTGGTGTTATTTTTGACTTATACTCATTTGTTAAATTCAAACATTTTTCTATATGGTTTATTAAAGTTGACATACTATATATTATATATATTATTTTAAGATGAAAAAACTCATATTTGTCCCATTTTAAAGTTTTAAGGGTATAAATTATGTAGTAAAATTCATGATATAAAATGGGCCTAAATAAAAAATAATATGATATAATAATATTTACTATATATCATTTTAAAAATGTCCTTTAATTCTAAAGAATATAATGATAAATTGCTTGATAATTTTTGCGTAAAATATTCAAAGCTCAAAAAAATAATGTATATGTAGTTCCCGAAATTCCTGACTTAGTTATAGATGGATATGAAGTGTTTGGTATTATTAACTTAAATAACCACAACAAACACAAAAAACATAATAAATGTGTATCATGGAATTCTAATATTTGCATTGAATATAATTATCCTGTTTAGCGTCTTTGTAACCCTGCAATCATATATGAATAACTTATATAATATATGTAAGATTATGATTAGTAAATTTGTCACCACTCTTGCTTTTTTATCAATGTATTTTTTTGATTTTAGTGATTCTTATAATATGAATAATTTTCCAATTATTAAAAGACTATTTGATAAGAAACATCACAATAATTATAGCAAAAAAACTTATGTTAATAAATATGCAAATAATTATGCAATTAATAAAATTGTTTTAGATGAGATGGCTGCTAATATTGTTGGGCCAAAGAAAAATAATAGTGAATTTAGCAAGTAAAGTTAAGCTATGCTATGCTAAGCTATTATTTTTACATACATTTTTTTTCTGTGACGGCTCCATTGCAGCAACACCTGCTATTGTAGTAACATATGTTAGCAATGCAGATGTTAGACCTATTTGAAAATAATAATTATCAAAATTAATGAATTTTTTTGACATGTTAATAATTGGATTTGTAATTCTAAGTACTATTTTTGGAGGGTTTGCATTTGGAATTGTTTGCATTAAAAGCATAATTGTTGAAAGTAATACGAAATTTTGAACCCCATCTAAAAATATATTCTCAAACATTACTATATTAGAATTTCTTGGAATACCTATCATTTCATTAGTATCTTGTAGCATAAAACACATATTATGGCGCTTATATGGCATCCTTAGATTATTTGTAAATACCAGCATATTTATATGTTATTAATGTCTTAGTTAGTTATGTTAATAATATGACTATTTTTTATATATAAAAATGATATATATATGTGGATATAAAACTAATAATATAGTAGTTATAAATAATGGAACTAGATAATACACATATTATTTTGTTAGATCATTTATATAATTTTGAATTAAATACTGATGAAAGTATTTTATCATATTGGAAAATTAAAAATGATATATATCAAATATTTCTTTTCAATGAAACGCAATTAGAAAAAGATGAGTTAGAGTCATTAGAAAAAGATGAGTTAGAGTCATTAGAAAATAAAATATATAATCATTATAAACAATATAAAAAATTTAATTTTAATGCAGTCTTTGATAGCAAGGATCCAATAAAATATATAACATACTTATCACATTCTAAAAAAAAATTATTAGTTAATACAAATTTACTCACCTGAAAACATATCGAATACACTATTCATTATAGATGATCCCAATGTAAGACCTCCTCCAGCTATTGTAGCATCAATAAATTTATCTAATTTACTATTTGTATTATCTATACGAGAAGGTTCATTATAAATATTATTTGCAGGATATCCTACTTGTTGCATTTGCTGATTTTGCATCTGTGGATATTGCATTTGCTGATTTTGCATCTGTGGATATTGCATTTG